CTGCTTGTCCTTGAGATCGAGCACACCCGACCAACTGGTACCGAGCAGCAGATTCTTGCCTTGCGTGGAATCGGCGATTGCCCACAACGCTTTCGGATTGGAGCTTTGCGTCAACTTTATCAGCGCTTCACGTTGTGGATCACTGGCCGTGACAGGCTCGGGTTGCGCCTCGTCTTCGTCGGGCTCGATCGGATATTCCGGCAGCTCGCCGTTGCGCTCGGCCCACTGGAATCTTTGCCTGTCGTCCATCGAATCCCAGTATTCACCCTGATAGTCGTTGATGCTGTCACTGAAATCAGGTGGATCGGCCTCCTGCGCGTTCTCTTCAGCTTGATCGTTGAAGCCCTTTTGCAGCGCCTCGACGATCGCATCGTGCGTGGCGCTGCTGATCGGTGGTTCTTCGGGAAGACCGGGCAACGTCGGCTGCGACGGATCAATCAGCTTGCTGTGATCGATCGAAATATCGGGATCGTCGCGGCCTTCACCATAGCGCGAGGAATAGTCCGCGATATCGACAGCGTTGAGGATTTGCTCGTTGCTGTAGGGAATCGAGGCGCCTTCATCTTTCAGTCCAGATCGCCATTCCTCGATCGCGGCCTTGGCCCACTTCTCATCCCTCACGTCGTTTTCCGCAAGACTACGCTTGGCATCTTCCAGCGCCTGACCGCTGTCACGCCAGTTCTGAATCTCGCTGTCGACAAATTCATCGTGCGTCGCGCGCATCCACGCCGTCTCGATCTGCGACTGGTCGTGGTCACCGATCTCTTCCCAGCTTTCCGGCGTGTAGCCGGTACCCGACGCAGTGTGATTTGCTCGATCGCTTGTCTCGGTCAATTTGTCGCGAATGTCCGACGCTAGACTGAGCCAAGATTGCCGTGTCGGCACATAACCGTACTTGGCCCATGCGTAGCCGCCGACGTCGATGTTGGCGCTGACCGTGACCTTGTCGAACCCTAGCTTCTGATACATCGCGACATTGGCCGCGAGCAGCTTCTTACCAACACCGCCACCGCGCTCGGCGCGCTTCATCACGAAATAGGCGGAATAGGCGTTGTTGTCTTTCAGATTGAGATTGCGCGTGTACTCGCCGATCTCCGCGCCATCCTCATCCTGCAGCTTGCCGTCGACCATGAGCTTGTCGCTGGATTCGTCATAACTGAGCCTCATGGTGCCGGGCATGCCGCCCAGAAATTCGTCTTTGAAATCCTCTGGCGCTTCACTGATCTTGTCGTTCCAGCGCTGCAGGAATTTTTCCGCCTTCGCCGCATTCAGCGTAGTATCGTGATCGACACGGATTCCCTTCTTATTAAAATCCGAGATTTTCGAGACCTTGGTCTTGCCCTTCTTGGCGGCGCTCTCGGTGCTCTCGCCAGCAGCGGCGGCGCCGCCACCACCGCTGGCGAACTCGCCGCCGGTCGATGAGCCCGCAGGCTCACGCGGATGCTTGTCCTCATCCCACTCCTTGATGTCAGGCACCGTGATCAGGATGTCATCGAAACCACGTGCCAGATGGCCATTCGCTGCAAAAAATTTATACGCGACATCGATAAATTTCTGATACGTCGCAGGGTCCAGCTCCAACTGCGCCTGCCGCAACGTCATCAGCCGATAGCCCTTCGGCGCCTCGCTAGCCGGCTTCTTGCCTGCGCCGCCGGTCCACTTTTCAGCCTCTGCGATCAGCTTGGTGATCGAGATGTCGACCCGCGCGATCTTGACTTCCTTGTCGTCATCAAGGTTGTTGTCCTGCGCGTCAATGCCGAGCTGCCCGGCCCAGGTATGATGACCGTCGAGAATGTAGTCGTCGCGCGACACCACCAGCCGCTTGTAGAAACCGCGATCCTTGATCTTCTCCATGGCGGCGGCGACCTTGACGCCGCTGATCTCGTTCTGCGTGGCGCGCAGATTGGCCGCCTTCTCCTTGCCCTTCTCGATGGCGTAGCCCTGCTTCTTCAGATACTTGATGAAATCCTTGGTGGCGCCCGCCCGGATCACCGGCATCTCGACGCGCGGAATGCCGATCTGATCGGCGCAGAACAGATTGGTGCCCTTGACGCTGACGTTGCAGAGATTGAACACGGGCGCGGTCTCGCCGTGCTCGGCCATCTCTTTTGCCGTCTCGCCGAGCCGCTTGATCAAGGTCGAAATCTGCTTGACCTGTTTCAGCTCGACCTTGCGATCCTCGAACAACGCGCGCTGCGCGTCGTAGACGCTGTTGGTGTGAATGACGCCTTTGCTGTCGACATAGGCGCCCGCCGAATAGCCCTTGCCAGGATGCTTGCCTTTGCCTTTGCCGTCGCCGTCGCCTTCGTCTTTGCCGCCGCCACCATCACCACCACCGCCATCAGTCCATTTGCCGGATTCATCGCGCGGCTCGTCGGAAACGTCATGCCCAGCAGCTTTCGCCAACACATCTTGCATGATCAGCTTTCCATCGTCACAAGTAACTGCTCAAGCGCTCGCGCTTCGTGCCGACACGTGCGACCGGTCTTCGTCAGCCATTCGTTGAACGCGCGCCGCTCGTGATCGGTCACGATCCAGTACTCGTCCAGCTCGATCACGGTGCCCGGAATGATTCGCAACGTCAGCGCATCGAGCACGAATTTCGTCGAGCTGTACAGATCGGCGTCGAGATGAACCAACGCGACAGCGCCCTGATGCTTGCCGAGAAACGGCTTGAGCGTTTCTTCAAAACGTCCGATGACCAGCTCGACATTGTCAGGCACATGCGGCGGCTCGCAGGCAAAATGTCCGGGCGCGTAGCTGCCCCATGATTGCGAAAGACCCTTGAAGCTGTCGAAACCAAAAATTTTTCGATCACGCAGCGCCACGCTCTCGGCCAGAGCGCGAATGGTGCCGCCGGACGCCACGCCAAATTCGAGAATCAATCCCTCCACTGGCGCAAGGGCCGCCGCGTGCGCCAGCACCTCGAAACGATCGCGATACCAGATTATTTTTGAGTGGTCGCCGCCTTCACCGCCCATTTGCGAACGAACTCGCCAAAATGTTGTCGTTCTGCTCTCAATCGCACCTTCACCGCATCATCAAAATCAGAAAAACTACCAAGATGTATTTGCCTGTAATCAACAATAATTCGCGCACGCCATTTGCCATTGTGAAAATCCACACCCTTCGCACCTGACGTGTTGGATTTATGAACACGTCGGTTACGACCATTCTGTTGTGGCGTTGCCAAACGAAAATTGATCCATCGATTATTGAATCCATCGCCATCTCGATGATCAATCTCAAGCGACGGATAGCGCCCTGTCTGCAACAACCAAATAATGTGATGTGCTTTATAGAGAACACCATCTATTCTCACACGAATGTATCCATCAGAATGTCGATGACCAGCGATGCTACCCGCCCTAGCTTGAACTTTACCGTTTCCGCTCAATCGATTGACACGCCAGCGCAATTTGCCAGTCAAAGGATTGTAGTCGAGCAATTCTCTGACTCGTGCGTAGCTTAACTTCTTGATCTTTTTTGGCGTGCTCATTTATTTGTTGTAGCGGCTTTAACGGCCCAATGACAAGCTGATTCATATTCCGTTTGTGCCAAACTTGCCAATCGCGGATCGAGCTGCTTCAAATCCTCGCACAGATCGATCAGATCGGCGGTGTAGCGCTTGATCTTGTCGACCATGTTGTCCTTGCTCGGATTGAACGATTCCCTGACGCGCAACGCGCCGATGCTGCCGTGCGGATTGTCACTCATCCCAAACCTCCAGATATCCAGACCAAGACAAAGACAACGATTACAATCAGCGCGATGATGACAGTCAGCAACACGCCGTCACGCGTTGGCAGATACATGAATGCCCCTTTTACAGTTTCCCCAGTGCGCTGGCCCAGTCGCCCGCGTTGTCCTGTCGACAGATTTTGATATTGCCATAGAGCGGCGCCAGCCAGCGCCAGCTCGCCCAATGGCTGAGCAGCAGTTTGATACAGGGATGTCCGATCGCACCAGCCAGATGCACGGCTGCGGTATCAACGGTCACGATCTCGTCGCAACACGTCATCAACGCCGCGCAATCGGCGAAATCCTTGAATGAGTGATACTCGACCCCGGCTAACCTCGCTTCAAATCCATTTGATTGCTGCACACTGATCAAATGAACGTCAGGCAACGCCTGCCGGATCAAATCAAGCTCGATCGCACGCGGATAATCATTCTCATGCGTGACGCCAGGACTCCACGCCACACCAACAAGCCGTTTGCCCCAGCCGACGAGCCGGTCACGCCACATTGTGGCGCTGTCTTTATCAACATCAAGATATGGACCCTGCCACAAAAACGAATCGAATGTATGCCGCTGCAGCACCTGCAGCAACAGCAGCAGCGGACAGAAATAATGCGCGCCGACGATTTCGCGCACCACGAGCGCGTGCTGCATCGCCAGCCGTTCCAGCTCGGGCGGCATCCACAGCATCACCTCGGCGCCCATTGCCTTGAGCGCCGGCACATAGCGCAGCATCATGATCGAATCGCCGAAACCATGATCGTGGATCAACAGGATGCGCTTGCCCTTGATATCCTCGCCGCGCCAGCGCTTCAGGCCAAATTCGATGCAGTCGGCATATCGCGGACGCATGAACATCGAACCGGGATATTCCACCGCGCCCGCATACTCGTCGAAACCCTCCCGCCAGCGCCCCAGCTCCAGCAGGATCATGGCGCGGTTGTACTGCGCCGCCAAGGTCGGCACGAACGAGATCGCAGTCTCGACCGAGACCAGCGCGTTCTGCAGATGCCCGCTTGCAATGGCACGTCGCGCGATGTCGAAGCAACGCAGATAGCGATCGATCAGACCCGGCGACGCACGATCCAGCACCTTGCGATGACCGATAGGCTTTCCGTTGCGATTCACCGCGACCTGACCGCCAAATGGAATCTCGATCGCGTGCTCACCGGATGATTCCACATTCAATATCTGACCATCCAAGGTCAATCCACGCCAGCCATGCGCCGTCGACTCCGCCACGACGATCGGCGGCAGCTCAACATCAAAATACGCGTAGCGCTCCTCGCTGATCATTTCCATGAATCACTTCCAGGCAGGAGTGAGCCATGCCACGCCACGCGGATCACGAAGGGACCACGTCACCGGCCAGCGCACCTTGATCGCGATAGAGTCGGTCTGCCACATCGCCTTGGTGGCCAATGTCGTGTCCGGCGCGACCGGCGCGGTGTCCATCACCAGCGTCGCCGAGCTTGCGGTCTCGACGTCGGCATCGGCGCTCAGTGCCGCAATCAACGCGTTCGGCGCAATGGCCATCACGTCGGCGCCCATGGCGTTCGACATGATCGAAATCAAACCGGTTTCGATCGTGCGTTCGCTTCCGGTCCGCATCGCATAGCTCATGATGCGGCCAGGACTGCCGATGATGAGATACGGTCCCTTGCCGCCCACCACCGACACCGCGTTGATCAGCGTCAAGGTGTCCTCGAACACGGCGCCGAATGCATCGGTGCTGGCGCTTGGCGGCAATGCGGCGATGTTGTAGCGAATGCCCGCTGGCTGCGCCGCCGTCGCCGCGAGAGCGCCAAAGAACACATTATCAAGCGCCAGACCCGACGAGGCGACCAGCGCATCGCCGATCAGCTTTTCGGCGTTGCTGCTCTGGATCATCTCGCGCGTCAGTACCGCAATTGACGCCAGCTTGGCCGGCGTGAGCTGCGCCGCCGCAGCCGCCAATTGCCGTACCGGAATCGGCTGGCCCTCCTGAACGAAGCCGCTGTTGGCGCCACTGGCGACGAAACCGGGCGCACTGATGGTGCCCGCGCCATCCCAATCCAGCACCAATCCCGCTTTCATCACGTCGGCGGCGCCGGACGCCGCGCCCATCGCATCGAGCGTGTCGACGACACGCTTCTGCGCCAGCTCGGCGGCCCAGCCCGCGACGCTGGTCATTGCGGGATTTGATGCGGCGCGCTCGATCAGCTCCATGACGGCGCGATCATTGGGCCACATCTGGCCGGCGATCGTGCGCGGCGATTCACCGCAGACGCGGCCGATCGTCTTCGCTGTCAACAATCGCAAAAAACAATTGCCTTCGAGCACGGGCGCCGGATTGCGTTTGAAACTCGGCTTGGGATTTGTCGGTGCGATCAATTGCTGCATGATGCAATCTCCGTTGCCGCCACCATCGCAGAAAATCCGGAAGGATGAGCGGCTCGCATTCCTTGCGTCCGCGATAACGCGTGTGCCAGCCCCACGGCTTGCGCGGCGCGCTCATTGTTTATTTGCTAGCCGATTAGGGCTGAGATATCGATTTTCGGCTTGGCCAGCGGGGCAACACCCAAGGCCATTGCAAGCGCCACGGCGCCGTCAATTCGTCCCGTCGAACGTTTCTTGGAAAGTCGTCGATTGGACGAATCCTTGCCGACGTCGCGCACACCGTCCTTGCCTTCGACCACCACTGCATTTGCCATGCACATGTTCATGACCGGATTGTTGCCGTGCGCGATCTCGCAGTTGAGAATCCGTCCTTCCAGCTCGCGCAACGCAGGCGACATCGACGCGGTGCCCTGGCCGAACTCCACCCATTGCTCGTTGATGATGCGCTCGGGAATGCCGCCCGCCACGAGCCACGGCCTGAAGTGCTTGAAATTCCAACGATCGAACGCGATCTTGCGAATCTTGTGCTCAGACAGAATCTGCAACACGCGCGGCGCCACCAGATCATAACCGATCGATGAGCCCTCGACAGTCTCGATCAACCCTTCCTCGAACCACTGATCGTACGGCACATGATCGTTGCGGGCGCGCTCGACGAGACCTTCCTGCGGCAGCCAGAACCAGGGCCGTACGTGCCAAACCCGGTCGATCTTGCCGATCAGCACCATGGCGGTGAGATCGGCGGTCTCCGACAGATCGAGCCCGCCGTAGACCTCCTTGCATTGCCTGATGTCGGCGACCGGCGCGCCACAGCGCGCCCATACGGCCGGCGCGATGAACTGCGACAGCGCCTCGACGCGCTGATTGAGAATCAGATTGCGATACTCGGCTTCGCGCGACGGCATGCGACGCGCATCGTCCGCCATCGCCTTGACTTCGACCGGATTGAGAAATTCACCATAGGCCGGATTGGCGAGCTTGATGGTGGATTCGGCGAACGGATCGGCTGTCATCGGCGCGGTGTACAAGCGACAGATCACGCGCGAATCATGACCGGCGAGCGCATCCTCGATCAACACAGATAGCAAATCCGTATCGCTCGACGCCTGCGTCGAGATGATGATCGAGAGCGGATTCTCCTGCGCGCCGGTCGCGGTCTCCAGCGCGTCGTACAGTTTCGAGCGCGGGCCTCTGATTTGACCGAGTTCGTCATGGATGATGAAGACCGGCGACAGACCAAATGCGGTCGACGCTTCTGCCGACAACGCGCGGTAGTGCGTGCCGAGTTCGTAGCAGTCGAGTTCTTTGGTGGAGTCTTTCACTGTGACGCTGTCGCGCAATGCAGGCGACATCCGCACGATCTTGGCGGCCAGATTGAAGATCAGCGCGGCTTGCTCTCTGCTCAGCGCGCTGGAATAGAGCTGGCTGTTCGGCCGCGCCATCGGCCCCATCAGATGCACCAGCAGCAGCACGGCGGCGAGCGCGGTCTTGCCATTCTTCCTGGCGAACGACAGGATCGCGCGACGCGTGCCCGCCGGATTGTCGTAGATGTTTCTAATTTCAGCCTTCTGCCATTCGCTGAGCTTAAACGGCTTGCCGATCAGCTTGCCTTCCGGCACGTAGCACTTCTTCTCGATCCAGCGGATGATGTCGTCGCCGGTCGGCTTGCGCTCGAACGCTGCAGGCTGCGGCGGTTGCGGTCGTGGCGGAGGTGGCGGCGGCTTCGGCACGTCGTCATCAGGCTTCGGTCTCGGCCTCGGCTGCTGCGACAGCCTGATGCCCTTGTTCGACTTTTCCAC